TATTGATATATCTTTATTTTCAGCAGATACGACATATTTGTCATACGGACCCAATATAGGAATATCCCTGTATGTTGTTGCTGTATAACTGTTTTCTGTAAACAGATTTTTCTTCTGTTCTTCTGTCAGTCTGTATACAGGCTGATCCAGAGCAACATCTGCAGAATATTCTGGAATTGAAGATCCATCCCATGTCGTTCCAGATATATAAAAATTGAAATTTGAAGGTTTAACAGTCGCAGAATTGATATAGAAATATCCCATATCTATAAGAGTCCTTGTTTTGGCAGTAGACTGTAAATTAGATAAATGATCTTTATCCAAAATAGGAAGATCGTCTATATGTTCCTTTTCTGCAATTAAATGTATGAAATTTCCTGATATTCCGTTTAAGAATACGACTTCATTCAATGCTGATTGATTGTCATATTTTAATCTATAAGGGGATCCATAAGCTACTTCACTATAAGTCTTTGATACAAATATATTTCTGGCGGAAACTGAATACCATGCAGAAGCTATTAACTTATATCTTTTGTATTTAGAATATTTCCACGATGACTCTAATACGTTAGATGTACTAATATTATCACCTTTATATTGAGATGAAGAAGTCTCTCCATTCTGAGAGTTAACTTCTGTTTCTTTAACATACTTCCATTCTCCTGTTCCTAAATCATATTTATCCATAATAATATTAGGATTAGATCCAGTCATCAAATATACATTATTGACATATATTCCATTCTGTGTTAAATAATATCTATTGCGAGAAGTGGTATTTATTAAAGTTCCAAAATCAATGTTAGTACCTATCCAACAGTTTGGTCTACCTTGGGAATTGTAATTTAAAGAAGAATCTATATTAACCAATACCTTATTGTCCTGTTGGGAACTATATATAACAATTATATCATAAGTTGAACACAATGCGCTAATATTCACATAATCGGTATAAGAAATTTGAACATTTGTTGCATTTTTAGTATATGATGTGATATTAAATATATTTTTGATTATAGATTCTGTTATATCTGATTTTGACACCGAAGTGGCAGCATCTTTAAACATCCAATAACATAAATTTTTAGGATATTCATTTATAATAGAAAAATCAGAGCCTCCAAGTGGAAGAATATAATTATGATTCATTTCGTCATAATCAAAATAAAATCCGCTCCAATATGAATCAGAAAATCCGCTAATGTACTTCCAAATATTAACATCTCTTGATAATATTAATGTGTTTATATTATCTCCTTCTGTGTTGATTTGATTAGGAACAACATATTCTGAATTTTGCTGAGAATCAGATATTAAGGTATAACTTATATATAATTTAAAATTAATTGTTTTAAAATTAGACAAATCATAAGTTCCTCCTGATTCCTTATACGCATACAATATGTCATTAAGAGTAGAAATATCTTTGACGTACAAAGCATCATTATTAGTCAATCCTGTTCCCGTATATAAAGGAGCACCATCATTATCAAATATATTATTATTGCTGTCAATCTTATCCTTACCATACCACGTATCATCCGTGGAATAGTTATAATTTGATTCAGAAGTAGCATTGGCAACACCAGTAAAAGCATACGCATAATCAGAACCAAGTTCTATTGTATCATGTTCCACCTTGGTAGCTCCCGTTGAGGAACAAGTCCAAGCCGTATCATAAATTTCAAAATATTTTTCAGCAGCAAAAGTGTTGTTGGTGGCATCAAAAGATACGATATGTCCGCTATTTGCCTGATCCAATCCAAGATTGTCGTCAAGTCTATCACGTCCAAGAGAAAATCTTACATAATGTACCTTGTCCTTATATTCCGTTTTAACACCCTTGTAATATAATGATATGGTATCAATATCCGCATTTCTTGTAACCTGATAGGAATTTCCATCGCTAAGTCTGTAAAATCCCATATTATAATTATCTATGGTCGGATCTGGATAATATCCTATATATATCAATGTTTTATTATCAGTAGGATCAACAAAGTATTCTCCCTTTTCGTCTTTACCCAATGGCAGAGAAGTCCAACCTGTCGTTTGAACATAGTTAGACGTATCTGAAGTTATTGTGGCAACAACAGTTTCAGAAGTCAACGCAGGCAAAGTGGGAAATATGTGTTTGTCAACACTTCTATCTATTGTAAAACTCAAAGAAGCCCCTGTAGCCTTTGTTTCCGAAGATACAACATAAGAAGAAGCGTCATATTTCAATTCGTAATTATAATATGGAATATCTTTCTCAAAAGAGACAGAAATGGATGTTTGTGAATCGGAAATAGTGGTTGAGGAATATAATATACTGTTAGTAGCCATATCAAAATAAGGATAAGTCACAACATTATCCTTTCCTACAAAGTAATTGCTATTATCTATGCTTATATATTTTTCTTCCAGAGTGACAGAAGATGTGATTGTATATCCATCGTTCTCCTTTGTAAAAGTCTTTCCGTCAATCACAGCCTTTCCGTCCGTTGTAATGACAATAGTTCCGTTAAAGTTTATATAAGTATGATTTTCACAACAAGGAGTGGCTATATTGTTTTTTTCATCAACATCATAACAAAGATTGCCAAACGTATTCGTAAATTCTCCTGTTTTGGAATCTATATTCCTTGCATATTGGACTCCGTTTATTTCTATGAATTCAGAAAGTGTTTTGGTATACGGCAGATAAAGGTCCCATCCGTCATTTTCAAGAGAATCGGAAATAAAATAATCAGGCATATTTGTTCCCTCTTCCTGATATGATAATGAATTTATGGTTGAAATATTATCTATATAATATTTTATTTCATCAAATTCTCTTCCCCACAACCTTATCACCTTGCTGATATCATCCATTGGAGTCTGATAGTCATCATCACTATTAGAAGCATTATAGAAATGGGCATAAGTCCAATCCATATTCTTTATAGCCTCGTGTGTCATGCTTCTGTAAATGTTGTCACAATACAGATTGTCATAATCAAGAGCTATATCAGCAAGACTTTTAGCATAAGTAAGATAAGCCTGAGACGTGATATCTATATTGTACCCCCCATCCCCGATAGGAAACACAAAAGACCTCATTTGTCTGGAAATAATATGTGTACGTTCCTCTTTTACTATTTCAAAAACAGATTTATATAAAGGCATCGTGTCTGTTCTAAACAACAGTTTTTCAAACCTGTCAAGGCCATCAATAAAACTTTCATATTTGGCATAATTTGGTCTTATATGATATTTCAAAAAGTCAGAAGATACCAGCAAAACGATATTGCTATCATTGCTCATAAAAGCATGGATTTCCATTGTTTTTCCATCGGATGTCATTAAAACGACCTGCGCACATTCATCTCCTGGATTAAAACACTTTTTTTTCTTTTTCTTTTCACCGTTTATTTCAACATAATCAGCATTTTGTGCCCATGCTAAAGAGTCTCCATTATAAATTGCATATTGATTGTCCTTATCATTAAGATAATAATATCTTTGATTGGAAGTCCATGCGGATATAGGATGAGTCGCCCCAGTTTCATCTATGATATCATAATTAAGATATTCTCCGTTTGAGAAATATCTTGGTCTGTCATTATCTGATACCTCATTATAAACAACATTATTTATAATATTGATATCAAATGGATTGGAAACAACATATTTATATGTAGCATCTCCCAAATCATTATATTCGGCATTATCCAATCCTCCCTTTACATAATACTTGTCTATAATTCCCGTCTCAATCATTTTACCAGAAGCATCCAAACCCTGCATGGTTGAAACATACATCTCGGCAGGAAACTTATTGGATATATCTGACAATGAAGATCTTATCAATTCGGCACATGATCCAAAATAAGAAAAGTCCTTCAATGAATAATAGTTGAATTTGAAATCAATAGTAGCATCATTGCTGTTTTTATCATCAGGATAATTATCAAGAACCTCACTCGTCCAAACAGAACCGCTATAAGTGTTCTTGCTCCATTTGATAGGAGTAAAAGAGCGTGAAGTGCTTCGATTATATCTTGTGGTAAGCATAAAGTTTCCATCTCTAAAAATAGGAGTTTGTCCCTTGACATTAGAAAACTCACTAATTCCATTAACGGTCAATTGCTCTTTCTCATATATCGTTCCATCCTTGGTTGACTGGTGTCTATTATTAAGAAAAAAACTACTATGACTTTTTATATATTTGCTCATTTTATATTATTCGTTTAAAACATTCAATGATTGTGTATAATCAACACTTTCCGTTTTCTTTACCTTTGCCTCGTACACTGGTTCTCCAGTATATTTGTTCTTTATGGAAGTATTCTCCGACTGGTGATAAATTTCATTATCATCATTGAAAGTGGTAACCAAACCCTTATCCCAATCTCTAAGCTGACTGCCCTCCAACATGGTGGATATCGTATCCGCATCATGATTTACCATTTCAACATCCAGACATATAGGAGTGAACTTGGTATTCGTTATGATTATCGACTGAGATACATTTCCTATAAATGGCAGCAAATCAGACTTGAAAGAGGGAGCGATAGATGGAGTAAGAGTAATAAATACCAAATTGGAATTATCGTTATATCTATATCTTACCGCCTTTTGGTTCGTTCCACCCATATTCTGTATTACAGGCTCACACTTATTGCATGATGTGACTATTCTAAAATAATTGGTTTTATTATTTGCCGAATCAAGATATTCTATTCTATACCCCACCAATTCGTTGTTTGTTTTAAGCAGCTGTCTGGTTGTCGAATCCGTGACCGTATTGGTATCAATAATAATACCTTTTATATCGGGATAAACCGCAAGAACTCCTATATCTGTTATGACTGTCTTTATTTCCTTTGGCTTGATATAAATGGTATAAAAACCCTTTTTGCCAAATGTATCTGTTGGCAATTTAAGATTATACATTCCGCTCAACACATTATCTGGATAACCATCCGTATCCTCATGTACCGACTGTATCAATATGTTTGAATCAAGCTTTTTAAAATCATATTCTGCAGAAGAAGATGCACTGCGTGTCTCTGAATATTTATACCAAATATCCACATCCTCACTGCTAACATTAGCAGGTATCACTTGACCATAAACGCCTTCACTCATATTATTTATGCTTAATTAAAAAATAAAAATTTATTGGGAAATATTAAGATATCCGTTGCCATATTGTTCCAAATCTTCCAAACTTCTCACTTCTTGCAAGATAAGATTTCTGTCAATTGAATGTTGATTTCCTCTACTTATATAAATATCTGAATTATATTTTTTATGAAAGGAATTTAATATCATATCCTCTTTTCTTAGCAAAGGTATTCCAACAAAACCATTGTATGAATTTTCCTTACTGTTACTCGGTTTTACTACAAAATAAGCCGTTTGTTCATTGGCTGTCAAACCATTAGATTCTACATTCTGAATATTATCGAATGCCGTATTGTAAAAATACAACATGACACTTGTCCCGTCATTGGTTACAAAAAATACTTCATCCCTATGAACATATCCCGTTTCGACATAATCAACACCTACTGGATATTTGTGGTCCTCGTACTTTTCATAATAGTTTATAATCGTATTTGCTGAATTATAAGTGTTTTTAATAAGAGTACCTATGGAATAAGAAATACTGAAATATATTTTTCCATCACTAATTACATTTTCAGCAATACAAGATACAAAATTCTTGTCTGTAACTTCCAATCCATAGTTGTTCTTTATCTCATTCTCGCATTGATGTATGGCAACCAGATTTCCATCAGAATTTCCCTCGAACAAACTTGTATCTCCAGATACCAACGGAATTTCATTTCCATCCATATCTCTTAGGAAAAATCTGATAGAAGTCAATATATCTCCCCAATAAAGAGTTTCTGTTATATCTCCACTAACAGACAAATCTTTTTCCTTTTCAAGTTCATAAACGTTGCCTGCATGATAAAGCAAATCCATTTCCTCTTTTTCTTTTGGTACTGGGAATGAAATGGTACTGGAAGACAGATAGGCAGACAACGGCAGCTGGCCTGGCATTTTGTTGCCAACGGAATCCGTAGTGATAACCTTGTCCATAAGAGTAGAAAGTTTGGAAGTGGTATATCCAGATACCGTTCCTGTATAACTGATAAATTCGGGTCCAGTCAATCTTTGCATAAACACATTTTTGGTATATGCGCTCTTGATACTTAAATCCAAAGAGTTAATCCATTGATCTTTTGAATTAGCACTATATTCAGAATAATATCCATATCCAGACAATGAATTATGCCACGAATCAGGATCCAGATTACCCCATAATTTCTCATGATAATAAGAGGAATAATTAAATCCAGAATTTGAAGCACCGCTTAAAACATAAGCATCCTCATCATAAACAGCCATAGTTCCTCCACTATACAATTCCGAATGATAATTTTCATCAGCAGACCATGTTTCAATCGCAGGACTCATCTCTCCCAAATCCTCTATTTTTCTATGAATGAATATAGGTAATGATATATTGCTTGTAATACAGCAAGAAGAAACAGAATCTGGAGCCGACTGAGATTCCAGCCATATATACATATCCTTTCCTCCATGTTCAAAATAATATTTGCAATCACAACAGTCATCGAAAGATGCGCAATCAGACCATACCATACCGCTATACAAAGGATATCGTGTTTCGTACCATGTCTTAAACATTCTTAATTGTGGATAATACAGCCATTTAGGTATATTCTCATAAGTCTTTAAAACATGACTTTCTCCCAAGTCAACCAGATATAATCCTATACAATTTTTCTCCATCCACTTCATGAACGTATGCCCTCCACGTGAAACAAGAATATTGTCCTGTTCGACAGCGTCATTTTCAGAAAACAACGGAATGGCACCATTAGCCTTGTCGTGATTATAATGTTCCAATGCCGTATCATATACTTTTTCTCCAACTGAATGATTATCAGACAAATAGGCAGAAATATAGTTCAAGTACCATGTATGCCATTTATGTATTTCACTATAAGACAAGAACTTACGCTCAAAATCTCCTGATAAGTCCTCCTTGTCATAATTACTGTGTTCAAAGATTCCATATCTTGTATGGTCAACATTTCCACTTGCATCAAGCACATTTATACTCTTGATATAAAAGCATTTGTCATATTTATGTGTTTCGGAAAACAGATAGGACTGCTCCTCAATGTACCATTGGGAATAGTTATCCATTGGATAAAACTCATCATCATACTTGTTTTCGGATATTGGTATGTTTATTTCTGTACAGGTATAGTCTGAAATGGATTCAGAATAAGCGGATGGTATTTCAACCACAGAAGGTATCATTCCGAAATCCCCGTTAAATCCGTCATAAAAAGTACATATCAATGCGGAATTAGACGGAGGTATATTTGCAGGAAGTCTGGATAACATACTCTCTGTTCCAACTATTTTATGTATATGTTCTGTTTCCATTTTTTTTATTTTTTAAATTTTGGTTCAAATAAATTTATATCTATTTCATCACTAACATTATCCACATTCTGATTTTTGAAATAATAACAATATTTCTTAAATGTATCATCATATACAATTGATAAAGGAATATATCTGTAATTCATGAAATCAGAAATAGGGAAACCGTCAATATAATGGTAGATATCAGATGCAGTTTCTGCCTGCATATTTGTCTCTACATCGGCAGCGTTAATCTTTTTTAATGATACCATTGGAATAATCTTTCCTGTACCAGCATGGTTAAAATCGGCTTTCATATAAATGTTTTGAGGGTGATATGAAGAAGACAGATTTTTGAATATGTATATATAAAATCCCTCCGAACTTTTATCCGTTCCATTCTTGTTATCAACGGACAGGACTGAACTCAAACGCTTGGACTCATCAAATACTATTCCTCCTGTTGATACATATTCAGAACCTACATTTATGTTATATAGCCATTCAGATTTATCTGGGATATCATATACGGGACTTGCAAAAGACACAAATCCGTTTTCTCTTGTAGAAGAATCATCTGTGACAAAATTGTTCACATTCTTAATATAATTGGAATATATCTTGTTCTCATCCAAAAATATAGTAGATGTCCACAATAACGATTGAGTATTGCTGTCCATACTGTCATAAAATGACAATCTTAAAAACGACTGACTTATTTTCTTTTTCTTATAAAAAACATCATTATCAGAAAAATTAAGATAATACAATAAATCAGAATGTCTTGCGATGTATTTTGCATAGTTCTGCCTGTCCGAATTGCTCGTAGATATAGTTTTTTTCTGCGCATCATAAGTGTATTTGTTAAAATAATAATCAAGACAATTCCATGACGACATGGTTTTCGTAGGAGTATTGTCATTATCCTCTATTACTGTCCAGTTGGTCATATCTCTTGTCCTAAAATGAATGTTGAAATTTATCTTGTTAACCATGAATAATTTAGAAGGAACCTCTTCTGAATAATCATTGATTGAAAGAGAAGTGTAATATGTCGGCATATAAATATCCCGTTCGATATCAACCTCCTCGTTTATGGCATCATCCAGATAAGTGCCTCCTATCAGTTTGTTCCTGAATTCGGAATTCTGATTTGAATCCGTTGCAAAAGATATCGGAATATCTATATTCAAATATCTTTTTGATGGAATTAAAATAAGATTATTATATATATCTTCCGAATGCACATTTTCGACTCCTACTCCTGGAATATAAATGCCCCATATTCCATTCATAAGTTTAAAAGAGACGGAGTTGAAATCATTAATCAAATCATTACACACATTTCTGGCATACCACTTATACTTATCATCATCCTCGTCTATATTAATGGCGAAAGGAATGGCTTTTATCCATCCTGCCGTATTGATATCAACTATATCAAGATAAGACCTTATACCTTGTTGTATTTCAATATAATAACCATTGTCATAAGATTGATAATCTCCATTTGAATCCAAAGTCTTTCCTGTTTCATGAATGGCATAATGATTAAATCCTTCCAATGTAACCCCACTATAAGTATTTCCAGATATTTTCTCAACAGCCATATATAAATCATCATTCTTATTTTCAAAGACTTTTCTGTACATTGATACATATCCGCTACTGTCCGTAACCACATAACCACTGCTATCAACTTCGGCAGATATTGTTATTGCAGAATAATCCGTCAAATAACCTATCTTATACGAATTCTGTTCAGAAACAAACGTGACATCAAATTCAGAATCGTTTATCAGTGCGGTTATTCTAAGATCACGTGACAGATATGACTTATTCCCACAATATTCTATATACAAACCATTATCATCTGTTTCAACATATTTTTTATCTACAGTCTGATTGCTCGATGTGGCAAAAATCTTATCACCGATAGAGGCATAAGTTAAATCGTAATTGTTTGACACATAAAGATATACATAATTACCAGAATTACCAGTAACCTCCCTGCTGAAAATTGAGCAATCGCATTCTGTTCCATTGATGGAAAATGAATAATAATTGGCAGATGGCCTTCCGTCATGAACATATACCGTAACAGCAGAACTGGAATCCTTGCTGACGTAATTGGCGTTGGCATAAACGATATTGGAATCATAAACAATATATGGAACATCGGAATATTCCGTATAACCTATATCCGAATGAACGATTGAGCATCCGCTATAATGAATCATATAAGTATCATCTCCGAACGTAACCATTGGATATGTTTCCGCTCCACAAATTCCTGTAAAAGATATTGTTCTTGCAGAATTATTGTTTATAACAACCTTTTTGATATTTTCCCATTCACTATCATCAAAATCGGAAATAGAAACAACATTTCCGTCTATGTTCGTATATGCAGATTCATATTTGCTTCCATCATCATTCTTTACATAATACGCAGGATAATACATTTCTCCTACTTTGACCTCTCCATTTTCAATCCAATAAGTTGAACCAGAATAATTTATATATCCCATTCTCCTCACCGAATCAACTTTTATTTTGGAATTAAAATAAGATTCTCCTCCATCAAATGAAACCTCAACCACATCATTATCAAACAAAGCGTATGATGCGGGACATATTCCGCTAACATAAGATAAATCTTCCGCTATTACCACACTTCCACTATCAAGATGAATCTGATTATCCGCATATTGAATATCATTCTGTTGTCTTATTTTTAAATTATACATTCCATATCTGAATTTGATACATACTTATTGTTATTATAAATATTCTGGGGATTACCTTTCACCTGATAAGGGAACACATCTGCCTGAATATTATCCTGACGCTTGTCATATTGTCTTTTTAGGAAAAAATTTATTCTTTTTTCTATATACAGCGATTTGTTGGCATAGGGATAAATTTCCTCTGTGCTGTCGTTTCCCATGCCATTGGGGTAAATATCCCTCCATACATAAGAAAGTCCTTTGTCGGCTATCAAATTGGCGTTATATGGGATTGTGGAGTATCGTTTGGCATACCTGAACAGATTCGGATTGGTATTTATTCTTCCTACAAGAATAGAAAGGGAATCTCCTGTAATCATAGTTTCCCCGTCATAAACAATTCCGTCAAAAGATGTGGTGCTGTTGACTTTTATACATGAAATCTTCCATACTTTATCTCCGTAAAAAGATGAATATAAAATAAGCTCGTCATTCAGTTCGGCATAATTGTCATCATAAGTGATAAAACGTACCGTGGTATCATTCATTTTAGTTGAATATGCAGAAACAGACAATATCAACGGTCTTTCGGTCTGCTTGTACGAAGATATGCTCCTGACTTTCATCTCATAGGATGGAGTATAATAATATCCCTCTGGCAAATCACATATATTTGTAGAATATGTAGATGTTTGGCTTGAAAACCCATTCTCATCATAATCATCACTAACAACATTGTCAAACGTTATAGAGCTGAAATATTGATATGACACATCTCCGCTGTTAAGTTCTCTTTGAGCGGTATTGAATCTGAAACACATCGGTTGTATGGATGTCTCATAATCATCATACGAAGAATAACATACAAGATCATTATAAAACAACCTGTCCTTATAAAAATTAATTTCATTTTCGTCTGTATCGTCTCTTTCCCCGTTTAAATATGATATGCTTTCTCCACTAAGGACAGAACCGTCCCTGAATAAATTGGAATCAACAACATTGTTTATTGTATGAATTGATTGGAATATCTTATTCCTGTTTTTTTCTGCATGTTCTGACAATTCAAATGCACATGAAACCTTTCCGAACACATGGCTGTATGTTATATTGTCTCCTGTTATTACTATACTTCTTAAATTTCCATCGCTTTTTATTTTTCCATACCATTCTTTATATCCATCATTCGCCTTGACTATGGTGAAAAACAACGAAGTCAAAGGTTTTCCCCTGTTATCTTTAAGATATGCAAATGACGCTAAATCCGTATAGGTTATTTCCGTCATATTGTCACCATATATCGTTGAGGAGAAAGCCAGTCTATCTATTTCATTATCAAACACATCAGATACATTATTTCCACTTAGAACAGAACATCTTTGTAAAAAAGAATCATCTTTTACAGTATCTTCATTGACTGGAATATCCGCATTTTTAAAATTGGGGAGTTTGGCATTTATTCTGACATAATATTCACATGGAATATTGTTATCTATTTTCTTGAACGAAATATCCTGTGCATTATCATCCACATTCACATATTCCGAATTATATATGGTATAATATGATGTGATTGAGGTGCTTAATGCGGACAATACATTTCCATCAACAGTATAATATTGTCCTTTCCCATAAGTGGCAATAACCCCAGTAATTGCCGTATATGATTCTGAATATGCCGAAGGAGACTCATCGTCTTTCTGAACCCAGTTGTTTGATATTGAATCCGTAGCTTTTATGTAAAAAGAATAATCTTTGGTGCTTTCATATTTATCGGTATCATATACTCCTATTCCCTCTACCAATACGTTGTTGAATTTTATGTCATCTCCGACATAAATCGAAACCCTATCTCCAACATTCAGTCCATGTTTTGAAACACTATTGAACAAAATATAATTAGAATCAGCAATTTCATCTATATCATTGACATACAGCGAATTGGTATTTTGCCTTATAAAAGACAATGAGGTGGTTGAAGAATAAGGATAAGTCAAACAATAATTCCAGTTTTTTTCCGTTCTTTTCTTATAATCATTCCATTTAGGGCTAAAATCAAAAAGATCTTTTTCTGGAAACAGATTTATGAAATCATAACTATTCTTGTTGTTTAGAGTGGCATTGATATGTAGCTGATTCTGTGTGGCGGAGGAAGAAGGATTCATGGATATGCTATTATAAAATCCCATCCATCCCTCTTTCTCTTTTAAACAGTTGGAATAAGTTTCAAGAGGTGTATATATTTCTTCTGAAATAAAAAGATGTGTCGGTTGCAGATCAGATGATGTAACATCAAGATAATCCGTTATGTCGGAACCGTCATCCTCTCTTGCCATATCCATCAATGTGTTAAATGTTCCGCTTGTCTTTTTGTCTTTCATCATACATACGGTTTTGTATGATAAGGTCCGCAAATGATAATTATTCAGCATGTCTATTCCGCAATGATAAGTAAGCGCACTGCTATTTGAAAGCTGGGTGTCCCTTATCATTTCTTCTTTATTCCACTGAAAATCAGCACCTTTATATATTATAGCTGGAGAAGATGCGGATATCTCATTAGTCATATCCGTCATTTCTTTGGGAATCATATAAGATATGTTTGATGCTGAATTTGATCCTTCTCTAAACACTATTTCTGTCGCATTATTGAAAAGGACATTGGAGCATACAGGATAAACATCGACATTAAGTCTAACATCTGTACATGCGGAACGCTCGTTGTCATATACCTTGCTTTGACTTAATATGGATGTGATATATTCGGTATCGATCAGTTTTCCTTCCTGCTCGATATGAACTGGTATATCCATATTTTCATTATTTCCTCGCAGGGATTTTGATTTTGAAAGAAGAATATCGTACATGTTTTAATATTTAAAATTCCACCACATATTTGGTGATGATGTTATTCGTGGAAGTTGAACCATAATAATAATAAGCAAAACTTCCGACTGCGGAAATATCTGCAGTTGCGACCTTGTCCTGAATTGCAAAATAAACCTTTGTTCCATCAGACTTGTAATAATAATAGTTTGCAGAACTTCCTGTTATATTGATATATTTGGTCTTTCCGTCTGACGACTGGCTTATGCTTAATAAATCAGAAGGTACATATTCTCTATCAGTCAAGAAATAACTCAAAGGGACAAAATGTATCATATACAAATCCTTTCTCAAATGATCCGATTGAGAATTTCCGTTAAAGTATCTTCTTATCAGCATTACACGGACTTTCTTGATATCATTATAACTGTATTTTGTTATCAAGTTGTTTACACTCATATAAGAATTTATATCATTACTGAATGAACTCATTGATATAAAATCATTTACAACAGATATTGAATTTCCTGTATAAGAAAGAGTGAACGATGACAATATGTTATTTTTATATATTGAATACATTTTCATTGTTCCTTTGTCTGCCATTTTATCAACATTTGCAGCTATTTCGTTACTGATAACTCCAGACAATTCGGTTGTGAATGTATCTGCAGATTCATATAGACTTGTAATAGAAGAAGATATGGTAACAAACGGAATTATATATGAATTGGATATATCATTAACAAACGGGAATCCAATTCCTATAATATTGGTGCTGTCATTAAAGTTGTATTTGTAATTATAAACATCTATATTGTTTCCTATGGTCTTAATATCATATTCTGGAATATTATAATCAGAATAAGTAACTACCCTTGAATAATCTATCACGTCATCATTATTAAGTGTGACAGGAACAGTGATAAGCTCCGTGTTACCCGCCTGAGCATTGGCTACAATAGAATTTTGAGTAACTATTGGATTCAATTCATTTGAGCAATCTGTAATCTTTATTTCCATATTCCCCGTTCTTAGTGTCAAGGCCTGTTTGGAATTGAGCGTCTTGACTATCTGTGTGAATAATGGTTTGGAATCATATTCATTGTTGCTTATTACACTTTCTTTGGTAATCGCAGAATTGTTTATTTCCATATCATACAGATATCCTTTCTTCTTGCTCGGATTTGTAAGGGTTGATGATGATATATAATATTCACAATATTCTGTATATGAACTACTTATAACATTTTTTGTATTTGATGAATCATCAATATCATATCCCATGTAATTTCCATTATATATGTTCAAAACAAATGGAACAGATGCTTCTGATGATGTGTTTTCGTCTATCTTTGGAATACAAAACATTTCATAAGACAATCTCTTGTCAATGGTTAGTGCTGAAAACCAATCCACTATCAGATTTCTGTCTATTGATGTATATGTTTTTTCTATCTGATTGGATGTAGGTATTTTCATATATTCAGGAGACTTTAACGTGGTCACTCCATCTCCAGACGCTACCACTCCCATATAATATCCATTGGTCCCGTATCCGTTATAAAAAGGATTTTTGATATATTCCAATTTTTCAGCAACAGGACTCAATTCATTGGTATATACCTGATCTGAATCTGAATATGTCATACTGCTATATATGGTAATCGGATGCTCCGTTGTAACGCTCTTCATATAAGAATATCCATTGACCACATCTGGATAAGAGCCATAAATATTCATGTATTTATCTGTTCCCATTCCATAAGACGCTATCGCATCGGATTCATTAACATCATTAGAGAAAAATGGAGCAAAAGAATAATAAGATATTGATGAATATGCGGCATCAAGTGTATTGCAGTCATATCCAATCATCGCAGTCTTATTGTTGCTGTCTGTTATCTGAAACACCTTTCTCATTTCGGTTATATAAGATAATTTATAAGCGCAATAAATGAGATTATTGGTATCTTTAGTATAATCATATCCTGTAATGAATTCACTTCTGTTTGCAGGCTTTATGTCCTGATAAACAGACACATCTCCAAGTCTTTGTATCTTATCGGCAATAGTAAGATTTGTATTTCCAGTATTGATAACATACGGAATGGAAAAGTCATTGACGGTAAGTTTGAAATATTCGAATTCATTTATATATGCAGATATTGTTCCAGTCTCTTCATTAATTGCCGTTTCAAAATTAGGATTGCAATAACTGTACATTTGAAATATTTTATTCCCTGCTTCATTAAAATATACCAACAAATTTCTATTCTGCATGGAAACAGAAGCAATGGATGAATCACAAACCAATTTGACATATTTCAACACCTTTGGGTCCGATGATAAAGAAACAGTTAAATTGATATATTTTCCTTTGCTTTCACTGATAGAGTTAATATTATATGTAAGTCCATTGATTGAAAATGAAGATATGGAAATATACCCTCCATTGATGATATCCGAGTTTCCATTAATCAATGAGGAACTTTTAACCTTAAAATCATACGCAGTCAATGATGCCGAATTTGTAGCAAGAGTCATGTCAATATTTGCTGCCGTTTTGGAACCATACTTATCCTCAACCACCAATTTATAAGCATGATATCCAATATTTACTCCTCCATACAACTTAATTCCGTTTGATGTAACAAAAGTTCCTGTCATTGAAAATGCCGTTTTCTCACAATTCTTATATTGCATAACAGTATTCCCATTTTCATCAACAATATAAAATGAATATGGAGTATTGATATTTGTAAGAGTTACAGTTATCTCGTTTTTGGCCGTATCACAATCATATATTTCAGTGGAAACAAGTATTGATGCTCCATATTTTTGGTCTGGAATACAATCTGAATAATACTTATCTCTAAATTGTTCAATAGCCGTTTTACCCTCTTTTAATCCAAAATAGAAATAAAATGAATTGTTATATAAAGGAGCTGCGTTATTTGAAAGATAGAATTTAGCAGTATCTCCTCCAAATCTGAATTTTGAATAAGATTCCGATTCTGATTCCGATTTAATTCCAAGTCCATTTACACCTAATGCTCCATTGAAATTTGACGGATATTTATAGGCATATACATATTTTTTCTGTCCTGTAATAATATCAAATAAAGTGGCATTCAATGGATTGTAATTCATTGAAGCGAATTGACTTCTAATATCATTGTTGTATATTTCCGTTTTTGTAATATAGCCATCAGCATTGTTAAGAACAAACGAACCGTTATTTGAAAATTCATATTTGCTCATATCCAATTCTGTTCCCAATTCACATATTCTTTGAGCATTTAGTGTTCCCTGTTTGATAATGCTGTAAGATGTACATCCTATACTATAAAACAGTCCTTTTTTATCTCTTCTGTCATCCATTCCTGTAACTAAAACAGTATCGTTAGGATAAGTAACACCACTTAATGTATCCTGCTCGTTTTTGTTTCCTCCGTTGTGTTCTATCGAAGATGTTGTAGGAGGCATGTTTGACGTGGTTGGAGGAAGATATTTGAACAACTGCCCTATTCCGTCACTATCATTGGATGATAGACTTCCAAGCAATATAAGGTCGGTAGAAAACAATCTGTAATATTTTTTGCTTGCGTTTATCATTCCACAAGCGTAATAATAGATATCCAGATTGTCTTTGTTTTTGAAATCTTTTATAACTCCATTAACAAAAGACGTGCTTTTTGTTCCAACATCACCCGTCTGTTTCTTTCCTTTAAAGACATAATCCCACAAATAAACCAGACTGTTTTTAAAATGAAAATCACATCCGCAATATCTATTTATAGCCTTTTTTGAAAACAATCCCCACAACCATTTCCTTTTTTTCTTTTTCATCCAATGCCATACAGGAAAATACAATGTACCATTCAGCCAATCATTGCTGAAATCCATATTTACAGCATCATACTCTGTCGCCAACGCATCCTGAATATCATCAGATAGCGTTTTGGTGTTTCTTGTGCATATTTTATCCTTGTTTTTTGCCTTTGTCGTTTCCCACATCGTTGCTCCGTCACATCCAGGAAAATACGCCTTTACTTCTGTATCATCCTCATTGATGCTAAAACTTGATACAAAAGCAATACATTTAAGAGCAATAATGCCATTTTTTCCAAATGGACTCCATGTCCAGATATGAGGGATTCTGATTACAAACAATTCCATAAGATTAGACCAGAATTCATTGATAGCAGTAATGATATCAATGACTATCATAAGCAGTATGCACAATACTCTATAAGAAAAATTCAAACGTATGGACACTACATTATACGGCAATGAATTGTTGGCTCCAGCCGTGTTTGCTGTTTTTAATCCTATAAAAGATCTGCTGCTTGAATATGTTGATGTATCAATGCGAGGAATGAAAGACTTTATGGAATAAACTTTATTCCAACACATATCCCTAAAATTGGAATCATCCGTATTGCTTCCAAAAGTATAAAAGGAATCATCTGTATCCAAACTTGTATTCTTTAATGACACAGTGGAACCAGAATTCAACTCTGGATTATTGGGGATAAGATATTTAGCCCTAAATCTTGAACTTCCATCATCCGAAAGATTATCCATGCTGATTCTGAATCTTACTCTGCATCGTGTGGCTATGCCCTCATTCGGATTATCAGAAGGACTTATATTTCCCTCCTCATCTGTTTTGACATAATCAAGGTTCATTGGAATCTGATAGCACCATACTCCATCGCCGTCTATGACTCTTCCTCCTTTTACCGAAAACTCTTCCACATAACCATCCGTGGTCTTCCGTATCATTTCTATGGTTCCATTTCCTGTCACAAGATTTCCGTTTTTTCCTGCATTTGCAGACGCCACACATCTATCTCCTATGGCATGATTGGTGGTATCTGTAATAACAGAACCGATAAAAACGCATGTTGGCTCAAATTCATAATTCAAGTCAACGTCATTTCTTGTTATTGCAATATCATCACTATTTGTATCTCCCCAAAACGGATACACATAAACACTCTGATTCTGACTTATTATCTGCACCAAAGAATCAATATTTGTGGATTCCTTGAACTGATTGGAATTCTTGAACAGGTTTTCATTATATCCTTTATAATAAAAATCTCTTGGACGTTGAGACAACATACCAATATCGGACAAATCACAATCTACATGTACGGACTGGTTTCCGACAGGAATTCCATAAAGCATATAGTCTCCTGCTTTGTTTGTTCTGGTGGTATATTTATAATATTTATCAAATACTTCTATATAACTCTCATTATCAAGAACATATCTTTTATCTGGGAATGTTCCAACATTGGCATGACAATCATCGTCTGATACTTGTTCCATAAGGTTGTATCTGACATCTGTATTGTCATTTTTGGTTGACGTATTTTTATAAGGATAAATATCTCTGATATTTGACAAAAACGAGTCGTTACCGTCAATAGGAATAAAGACAGAAACCCTTACATTCTCCACACCAAATGCTTTGTTGGCTAATATTCTGCCAACAATAACCCCATAATTTGATGACTTTATCACATACGCATCTTGCTGTTTCAACTCCATTGACAAAATCTGAAATAATCCGATATCCGAATTCAAATTGATATTCAGCATTTTGTCTTTTCCTATCTCTGTATGTATCCTGTATTTTTTTGTCAAACTATCCATGCGATCTATCTTATTTGTTATTTTCTATTATTGCAAACATTTTATTGGGTATGACGATAACTGGTCTTTTATATACGAACAAACCATATATCAAAGATATTACAACATAAACAAAAACGAGAGGGAACATGAATATAAACAATATGTACATACCGACTGTTTTTATTCTTGCAATATCTTTTTGCAATGATGTGTTTTCCTGTTTGCGTTCATCCTCATAAAAAGAATATTGATGTATATGCCTTACAGCCTCTTCTATCTTCTTTTGTGATTTGCAGTTACAACTCATTTTTATTAAAAATTAATGTTCTTATGATAAATAGATAGCGAAAAAAAAGCCTGTGGATTTATTATATCCACAGACTTTATCTCATTCCGATATATTCCTTCTTTAAATTTCTTCAATTTTCACATTTTTAGCCCAAATATAATGAGGTTCCTTGGCTCCATACATAGTCGCATCAACATACATAAGCTTGCCGTCATCTTCCATTTCTTCTATTTCTTCATCACTCCAACCCTCTATATCTATATCAACAAATAACGAATAGTCATGATGATTATCAAGATAAGCGACTACAATATCCAATGCTTTCTCCTTATCATCCGCGTTAATAATATATTCTAACCACGGACGATGATAACCTCGATGGTAGAATTCAACCTTAAATTTTGCATGCCCACCTGAACCATCAACATTGGTAATCTTATC